TTTTTTACAGGTTTTTTCAGTCATAATTATTTGTAATAGTCTTTCCAGAACCATTCAACAAATTTTTTCCACCATTTTTGAACCATTCTTCCCCCATTGTTATTGAAGAACTTCTCTTCTGATTGTTTTAAAGTGCTGCGATAATTAGTATAACAACAACGACGCCGGCTCCGATACACACTTTTCTGTGATCTCTCCAGATTTGTTTTATAGTATCCATGTTTCCTCCTAATTTTACTCCGATTTTATATTACCCCAATTTGGGCCTGATTCATAGTCTACTTTATTGGGAATTTCAAGTCTACTTGCCTGTTTCATTATTTCTTTTATTTTTTTAGCTTGTTCTTCACCTGTTATAGAAATGCATAATTCATCATGAATTTGAATATGGGGCAAAATGCCATTGTCGTATAATAATACCATTGCTTTTTTAGTCATGTCGGCTGCTGATCCTTGTATTAATCTATTCAAGGCTTTGTACGTAAAAGCAGGTCTATAGTGCTTTTCAAAATATTCACAGTTAGGATCATTTCTAGCTAGGCTTCTGGACCTGTTTGCTAAATAGTGGTTTTTTGCCTGTTTTAGATCCATGATTGGGACAGGGTTTTTTACAATTTGTTTTCTTCCATTTACTTCTTCGTACTCACTATAAACGAAAATTCCTTTTTCTTTATTCCACTCTTTGTCGATTGGTTCCCACTTATTAAACCTACAGAATCTATCTTCTAATGTAAAAACATTTTTGTTTGTTTCTGCAAATCTTTGCAGGCCGTTCGAGAGCTCTCTTACAAAAGGTACTTTTCTGTGGTATTGGTCAAATAATTCTTTTGATTCTTCATTATCTAATTCTAAGGATTTTGCTAATTTATTTTTACCCATACCATAAAACAATCCTAGGTTAATTGTCTTTGCTTGTTTTCGAGTTATTTTAGCCATTTTTGCGACTAGGGCGTGAAAATCTGTTGTAGGATCTTTTTGATATTGCTCGGCTAGATCTTCAGCTCCTCTCATTCCGTTTTTCAGAGCGTAGTGGACCACTAGTCTTGGCTCTTGTTGTGAGTAATCAAAAGAACCCCACTCTTGTCCTTGTTCAGGAAGAAATAAAGATCTAATTATATTTCCGTATTTTCCTCGGGCTGGAATCTGTTGTAAGTTTGGATTTCGCATGGAAAGTCTTCCCGTTACTGTTCCACCTCTTTCTGATCTTATTTGATTTATTTCTGCATGGATTCTACCGTTGTGTACAAATTTTAAAATGCCGTCTACAAAAACGTTGATTAGTTTATCATATTGTCTTGCTCGTGCAATTAGTCTTAAGTAGATATTTGAGTGGAGTTCTAGATAATTTTTTGATAGACTAGCTCGCCTAGATTTAGGAGTTTTTTTATAATCTGTGATGTTTTGTTGATCTAATAGCTTTTGTATAGAACTAGCTGCCCAGATTTCTACGGCAATGCCTGTTCTTTTCTTTATGCCTTTTAGAATACTATGTTTTCTTTTATTTAGATCTTTACCTAAAGTTTTAGCTTTCTCGGTATCAACTTTTACTCCTCTAAATCGCATATCAACTAAACATGGAAACAATTTCATTTCTAAATCAAATATGTTCCTTAAAGATTTAACTTTATCGTTAATATAGATAGGTGCGTCTATCTCTTTTTCAAATATTTCCCATAATTTCAAAGTTAGACTTACATCTTGCTCAGCATAGTCTTTAACCAGTTCGTACGGAAGTAAGTGCATACTACTTATTGGATCCGATATCCCTAAATTTTCAGAAGCTTTTTCTTTTAAGTCGTCTCTATATTTAGACTCCTTTAAGTAATCTCTTGCTAAAGAATCTAGGCTATATCTTGGTCTGTTTTCGTTAATGACTGAGGCAGCTATCATTGTATCAACAATAGGTCCTTGAACCATGAGCCCTGATTCTTGGCGAATCCAGCATACGTCATACATTGCGTTATGAAATACCTTAGTTACAGTTTTATTTTGAAATATTTTTTTATTTAAAACTCTCCACGCCAGGTTAGGTGCAATATTAGATTTTTTATCACTGTGTCGTATGGGAAGATAAAACTTTTGATCCCGATAGGCTACAGCTATTCCACAGACTTTCCCTTTATTTGTTATGGCCCCTGATCCGTGTGTCTTTAATTCTGGATCATGTGTCTCTAAGTCAATGGCAACAACGTCGCCGTCATTTATCACCACATCAGATAACTCAGGTCTCATTTATAGTCTCTTTCAATAATCATATCGATAAAATGTTTTGCTTTTTCCAAGTCCTGCTTTCCACCTTTGTGAGAGTGTCGACAAATGTATTTAATAACATTTCCTTCGGGGAATGCCAACTTGTTTTCAATCACAAACCTGCTCGGCTGAATTTTCATTTTTTTATAATGAGTTCCACCGATTTGAATATCGTATGGATCTACAGTGTCCGGCCGTTTTTGCTTTTTATCAACCATAATGTTTTCCTTGCTCTGGAGCATGCAACGTATTTTATCCTCCTTTTTGTAAAATCTTCCTCTTCTTTAAACACAGTTAAATCTACAACAGAGTTGTCAAACTCCTCTCCTTTTACTGTGTGTATATTTTCTAAAAATATTCTAGGATTTTTTCTTAGGTCTCCGGATGGATCGTACTTTATGACATTTCTAATAAAATTCTTCATTTCAATGCTTTTCGTTATACTAATGTCTTGGAAATCATTGGACCCTTTAACAATGGGGTCTAAAAACTGGTGTTTGATTAACCAATCTATATTAAAGTTCCCTTTTTCAAGCTTATCCAGATTTCCGTCTAAATAAGTTTTTCCAGCATACTCGGTACGAATGTTTTTTAATATACTTTTAATTGCCGCAGCACTAAGCTTCTTATCTTCACAGACTAGTTTGAAAAAGTTTCTTTGATTTTTTATGTCCACGGTAGGATATTTAAACTTAAATTTTTTGTCTTTATCAACTAATTTAAAAGGCACCCCAAGTTTCATTAAATACTTTATTGTTTTTTTTGGCTCACTCCCTCGACATGTAAATACAAAAGATTCACTAGTCTGCGTTATTCTTTTAGTAAGTTCAGCAAGATTAGGGTCTTGTTCTAAACTCATCATTTCAAATATTTCACCTTCTACAATCGGCCCTGTTGGTTTGCCATCTTTATCAAGTTCTCTTCTAGGGGCCCATATTCTTTCATAACCATAATGGTCCCATACTGGTTTAATTGTGTCTTTACAATACTCATTGATAACTCTTGGGCACCTGTGCCCTTGTTTTAATTCAATTTCTGGGTGGGCAAATTCTTTATGAAATGCATCAGGATCAGCTCCTGCAAACTCAAATAAAGATTGATCAGGATCCCCTGCTTTATAAAACAAGTCCGCGGCTGTAGCCATTTTCTTTTCCGCGGCCCTTTGTACTACACTCGAGTCCTGAGCTTCATCAACCATTAAAACTTTTATACCTAAATCTTCAGATTTTATTTCATCAGAGTCTGTGAAATGTTCAATCATATCCTGAAAGTCTAGTATTCTTTCTGCACGCTGGTTTAATTTTATGTTGGTTTTAAAAGTATTATAGTCTGTCTCTAATTCTTGAAGCTCGGTTAAAGTGTATTGATAATCTTTTCTTTTCTCGAAGCTTAAAGTTCGGTAATATGATACTGTATCTAGCCCATTATCTCTAGCTGCATTATGAAACTCAAAGAAAGGGTGTCCCGTTACTAACATGTCCAAGCTGTAAAACTCTTGGGAGCCAGTATGATCATTGAATTTTTTGTATAATATTTTTAAATTAGCATAATCGTCACCATTAAAAACAACAGACGTCCCCTTTAGTTCTTTTATTTTTGACCTACAATATTTATGTATCGTTGTTACAGTTTCTTTTAAAGTTTCTTTAGACTCTTTTACCAAATGAAATATATCTTTTCCTGTTTCGTCTTGGTATTCTTGAATAGTCTTATCATCCAGTATCCTTTTATAAATTTCCTTAGCTGCAGTGTTGGTATGAGATGTCATTAATATCTCTGTTGCAGAACATTTTTGTATGTGGTCATAAAAAAGTTTTACTAAAAACCTTGTTTTGCCTGTGCCAGGAGGCCCTGCTATTCTAATCTTCTTCATCGTTCTTATCCTCCAATTCTAGTAGTTCTTGTCCTTGATTTAATGTTATTACAAAATTGTCTCGATCTTCTTTGTAACGCCAGGTTGGACAAGATTTATAGTTTCCAAGAGCGTCTTTTACTGTCCCATTTATTTTTTCAGCCTGTAAAACATGCTTTAAGTCAAAGGTCAGTTTTCGTATAGATCTAAGGTCTCTATTAGCTCTTAAATAGCTCAATAGTTTAGGCAGTCTTATATCCATTTCTTTTGTTTTTTGATTGTAATAGCAGGCACCATCTAGTAAGTGGGACTTAACAATACTCACAGTGCATTTACTTAAAAAATCCCACATGAGTGTTTTAAATTCATATTCAGGCGTTGCTTCTTCTTCTGCTTTCTCATAAATTCTTATTGCTAATCTAGTGAGGTTCATTTTTTTAAACTCTATAGACTTCATATCAAGTATAGAATCATGAGGAAAATGCCCTGCGTTCGCTAATCTAGTTAGGTATTTATCTTTGTATAAAAAGAAAGACCCATCCATTTCTATTCTAATTCGTTTATGTCCTCCCTTGTCGTCCGTTTTTACATCAACGCTTTCGTAAAATATTGGAGGCTCACTACAGTATTGTGTTATTTGTCCAAGAGCTTCTTTTGCTTCTACTAACTCCAAAGCTTGCTCTTGAGTAATGCCACAAATATGTCTTACACATGCAGAAGGATCACAGTACTTTTTGATTTTTGGTCTTTTACATAAATATTTATATTCTTTATCTTCTGATTTAAAAATTGTCTTTTCCATTTCATCTTCAGGTAATGGTTCTTTAAGATACTTTTTATTAAAATGCTTTAATAAACCTTTTGAGTCGAGGTGTTTATATTCTTCTATTTTTTTAGTATGCTTCTCTGCTCTTTTTGCCCAAACAAGACTGTGAAGTAAAAAATCGTTTCGTCCTATATCTGATGGAACTTTATTATCATTTAATTTTAAGCAATTTTTGTGACACGGTAAGAATAAGCTTTCTAAGTTTGTATTTTTGACTTTTTTTGTAGTTTTTATTTCTTCTACTAAATATTCATCTAAACTTTTCTGTGCATATTGTTCATGCATTGTAAAAAATTCTTCTATGGTAGCTGCATCAAAGTCATCTTTGTATGCATATCTACTTCCTTCTTCATGATTAAAATAAGGTAAATTGAGCCAGGATCCTGTATCTTTCTCACCTAACTCGGTTTGCATCGGGTATATTCGATCCAGTTTATCTGCTAAACCTAGCTTAGATGCAAATTTCCGCATAACTAATCTTACTTCTTCTGCTGATGTGAAATTCTTCATGAACAGATAAACGTGGGCTCTGCCACTTTTTGATCTGAACATAATTAATGGAAGTTTTAATTTTCTGATTTTTGTGAGAAGTTCTTCGTAATCTAGATTATCGACATCAATGTCGATAGCTCCCCATTTACAAGTTCCTTCATCTGTTAAGGGAAATACTCCAAGGCTTACGCCTATACCCATTAAATGGTTTTCCCACAGATTTCGTTGCAATGGCTTGTGCTCAACCCAAGGTTTTCCTTCTACCTTCACAGATATACGGGAATCATTTCTTTTAAACTGACCATAGGCACGATTTAATCCTTCAAATATATTTCTAAATCTATCAATCATCTATTTTAACCGGGCGGTTTCAGTCTCCTTCTACCGCCCAGTCCCTAGGAATCTTATAGATTAAGAGAAGACGCTTTAAGTTCTTCTTCGGTTCCGTGTTTAACTTTTACTAAACCTTTGCTATTTTTTTCAGCAAAGTCTTTAGCAATTCGGTAAACACCTGTTTCTGTAACCGGACCAACTCTTGACACGTCCCATCCAAACCATGTTCCTTTGTCGTTAGACATTTGAACAGTTTTTAGATTATAAATGTGGCTGTATGTAGGCGGTGTGAACAGTCCGTTCTTGCCTTTCATTTTAAGACCCATCATCAATGAGTTCCATTTACGACTAACTTTTAATTGAGTAGCCTTCATGGATATCAATGCTGTGGATGGAGTTTTTCCCAAAAGGATCACAAAGTGATTAGCGGTATTTTCGAGATAATTACCATTAGGTAATCTATCCTTCCAAGATTTATCACGAGTAGTTGTACTTATGATATCACTATCTGCTTTGTGAATCGCTACGGGAGCGTTTCCAGTTTGACCCCTGTCTTGCCATTCGACATATTGTCTTTCATAATGGACTGGTATAACATCTATACCTTTAGTCCCATTATAAAGCTCTTTGGTCACGCTGTTTACAATCATTCCAGGTTCTGCTCCGTTAATAAACTTAGCGTTTTGTTTATTAACCTCTGGAGATAATTGTCCTAAGACTTTCAGAAAAGGTAACGCAAGATCGTCCTGCGTTATATTCTGAGAGCCAGCATTTGCATCAGCTTCAAATAAATTTGTAGCCAATGGTCCTGCATTTTCGCGTTTCGCGATTTGTGCTTCTTTGTTCATGGTTATTGTTTCCTTGTTATTTTGGTTCGGTTTCCTACGAACACGTTAAAAATATCCATGGGCATATTGAGACCTTTCTCAATACGTTCACGGACGAGTGCTTTGAGGGTCATAGGCTCAACCTTCAACTTTTGTGTCGGTTGATACCCTTGACCCTTCGCAAGGTTAGCATATTCTGCCGCCTTGTTATCTTCGTTCCGTCCAAAGGAAACGACGATATCATTTTTAATAATATCACCTAGGCCATTGGAACGAAGCCAGTTATACGCCGCTTCTCTATTTTTGATAGAGATATTCGCCGAATAATATGGTTTCACATCAACTGCAGATCCATCTGCAAGTTTGAGAGAGGCTAGTCCCATTTCACTTAAAAGTGTAGGGATAACTTCTCCTGAAATTCTTTCTCTTTCTTTTTCTTTATCTTTTAGATATTGTTCTCCGATCTTAATCTGATCTTCTAGATTTTTTAATTTCTTAACTTGATCGGCTAAAGATTTTATGTTTTCTGTTTTTTCTAAAACGTCTGTCTGGTCTTTTTCAAAGTCTATGTTATTCATCGATGTCTCCTCTTTCATGTAAATTTATTTCTAGTGGATAATATACTTTCTCTTGTCTGTCCCATTTCAATACGTTCACTTTCCCGTTGTTTA